ATGAAACAAGAGTTTAAACTTTTAGCAGGCATAATCCGAGATTACACACCTGATGACTATACATATGAGCCAGAAAAAGGCGATCGTTCAGCTAAACGTAGCGACTACGATGATGTAGATGTTATTACTGTATCAGATCCAAATGCATCAACAATGGCACAAAAAGTTGTACAGTATCAAGCTGTGATGCAAATGGCACAAGCTAACCCTCAGATTTATGATCTACCAGAGCTAAATAAGCAAATGCTAGAAGTATTAGGTATTAAGAATATTGGTAAATTAATTCCTTCAACAGAAGATGAAAAACCAAAAGATCCAGTCAGTGAGAACATGGCAGTCTTAAATGGTAAACCTGTTAAAGCGTTCTTATACCAAAATCACGAAGCTCACATTCAAGTACATACTGCAGCAATGCAAGATCCTAAGATTATGAAGCTTGTAGGTCAAAGCCCAATGGCTCAGCAAATTCAAGCAGCAATGGAAGCACATATTGCAGAGCACATAGGGTTTGCATACAGACAACAAATCGAAGAACAGCTTGGTGTACCACTTCCAGCTCCGGATGAAGTAATACCTAAAGATGTTGAAGCTCAGTTATCTCCACTTATTGCTCAAGCTGCGCAACAGTTATTACAAAAGAACCAAGCAGAAGAACAACAGCAACAAGCGGAACAACAGCAACAAGATCCATTGGTTCAAATGCAACAGCAAGAACTACAACTGAAGGCACAAGAAGTTCAAATTAAAGCCGAGAAAGTTAAGGCTGATATTGAATTAGAAAAAGCTAGATTAGAAGTAGACGTAATGCGTATACAGTCTGAAGAACGTAAAGCTGGCGCTCAACTAGGAGCAAAAGCCGAAAGCGACAAGATGCATGCACAAATTAAACAAGAGCTTGAAGGAGTCAAACTAGGAGTAGATGTTGCTAAAACTAAAGCGCAACAAAATCTTCAAGAACGACAAATTAAAGCAAATACACGGCAACCCAATAAGGAATAAACATGAACGAAACGCTAGAGTACTTGATGTCACAAATTGAGGAACGGCGCAAAGCAATTATCGAGAGCCTTGGCGATGGCGCAGCCAAGGATTTCGGTGCCTATCAACAAGCTGTCGGTATGGTTCGAGGTCTACTTACCGCACAGTCCCTAATCGCAGACCTCGCAAAAAATATGGAGAAAATGGATGAGTAACATCAACCTAGGTCAAGCAGTTGATCTATCGGAGATGGTGTCTGATGCACGTGAATTTGGCGATGCCGAAAAAGCAGCTCAGTTACCCTTTCCAAAAGGCTGGAGTATTCTATGCGCCGTACCAGAAGCAGAAGACAAATATGAAAGTGGTCTATACAAACCTGACTCTGCAAAACAAATAGAAGAAAACGCAACTGTAGTATTGTTCGTGCTAAGAATGGGCGACCTTTGCTACAAAGATGAAGCGAAGTTTCCTACAGGCGCATGGTGTAAGGAAGGCGATTTTGTCCTTGTCCGTGCATACTCAGGTACACGCTTTAAAATTCACGGAAGAGAATTCCGCATGATAAACGACGACACAGTAATCGGAATTGTGGAAGATCCACGCGGTTACGAACGCGCATAAAGGAGTAACAAATGGCTTTAGATAACGAAGAGTTTGAATTTCCTGATGAAAAGGAAGTTACATTAGTAGGTGAAGAAACAAAAGTTACGCTTGAAACAGAAGAAGACAATATTGACATTGATATTGTTGATGATACACCTCCACAAGATCGTGATCGTAAACCTCTACCCAAAGAAATAGTAGAAGAACTTGAAAAAGACGATTTAACTGATTACTCAGAGCGAGTCAAAGAACGTATGGCTCAGCTTCGTAAGGTTTATCACGATGAACGCCGAGAAAAAGAAGCAGCAGCTAGAGAACGTGAAGAGGCTATTCGATTTGCTCAAACTATCCAACAAGAGAATAAACGTCTAAAGAGTACGTTAACTTCAGGCGAGCAGTCGTATGTGCAGGTAGCTCAAAAAGCTGCTGAAAATGAGATGAATATTGCTAAACGTGATTATCGTGAAGCATATGATTCGGGTGATACCGAACGTATTATTGATGCTCAACAACGTATGAATGAAGCACAATATAGGTTGACTCAGATTCAAAATTATCAACCTCAATATAATAGTGCTTTACAAGAGCAAGATAATCCTGTATATATACAACCAGATCGACCCCAAGTACCAAAACCCGACCGTAAAGCTCTTGCATGGCAAGATAAGAACAGTTGGTTTGGACAAGATGAGGAAATGACTAGTTTAGCTTTGGGGTTGCATGAAAAGCTAGTTAGATCAGGCGTAGACGCCGCCTCAGATGAGTACTACAAAACCATCGATACAACGATGCGCAAACGATTCCCAGAATACTTTGGGGATGATTCGCTGGACGAGGAAACACCCGCCCAACGCACTAAACCGTCAACCGTGGTTGCACCGGCTTCGCGTAGTACCGCGCCTAAAAAAGTACACTTATCCACATCTGCTTTAGCTTTAGCTAAAAAGCTTGGATTAACACCGGAACAATATGCACGTGAGACAATTAAATTGGAGAAAAGATAATGACTGATACTCGTACACCTAGGGACTTAGAAACACGCGAAACCTTTCAACGTCAAGCACAATGGGCACCAGCTGCTCTACTGCCTGAAATTAATAAGGAAGCCGGTTGGGCTTATCGCTGGATTCGTACAAGCATGGCTGGACAGTCTGATGCCACTAACGTTTCTTCAAAAATGCGTGAAGGTTGGGAACCCGTCAAATTGTCGGAACATCCTGAACTACACTTATACATAGATCAAAATAGCCGATTCAAAGATTCTGTTGAAGTTGGTGGTCTATTGTTATGCAAAACCCCTGAAGCTTTTGTTAAACAACGCGAGTCTTATTACAATAAGCAAACTCAGTCTCAAGCTGAGGCGGTTGACAATAGCTTTATGAAAGAGAACGATGCACGTATGCCTCTGTTTAGTCAGAAGTCATCCAAAACATCGTTTGGTAAAGGTAAATAATTTAAATTAGGAGATTAATATGGCTACAACTGCAGCCCCATACGGTCTTCGTCCTATCAACTTGATTGGTGGTCAGGCATTCGCTGGCTCAACACGTCAACTTAAAATTGCTAGCGGTTATGCAGCTAACATTTTCTTTGGTGACATTGTTGCAATTGCTGTTGATGGTACGATCGTAAAAGTAACAACATTAGGTACAAACGCAGATCCATTCCCAGCTGGTACAGTTGGTGTGTTTTTGGGTTGTACATACACAGATCCAACATTGAAATACAAATTGAACAGCCAATACTGGCCTACAGGTACTGTAGCATCTGATGCTATGGCATATGTATGTGATGATCCAGACACATTGTTCCAAATCCAAGCAGATGCTGCTGTGACTCAAACAATGCTAGGTTCTAACTTTGGTGTAAACCAAACAGCTGGCTCGACAACAACTGGTGATTCTAAAGTCGCTTTAGATGTGGCAACACGTGCTACAACAGATACTATTGGCTTACGCGTAGTAGTTTTTGTAAACGGTCCATTCTCTACTGTCGGTGATGCATTTACTGATTGTATCGTTAAATTTAACTTTGGTATCCATACGTATTACAATGGTACCGGCGTTGGCGATTAAGGAGAATAAATAATGGCTATATCACGCGCACAGTTACTCAAGGAACTATTACCGGGCTTAAACGCTTTGTTTGGTTTGGAGTACAAACGTTATGGTGAAGAACATCAAGAGATCTACGAAACAGAGAGCTCAGAACGTTCTTTCGAAGAAGAAACAAAATTGTCTGGCTTCTCAGCAGCACCTGTTAAAAACGAAGGCAATGCCATCGCTTATGACAATGCTCAAGAAGCTTGGACAGCTCGCTATGTACACGAAACTATCGCTTTAGGCTTCAGCTTGACTGAAGAAGCAGTAGAAGATAACTTGTATGACACTTTATCTGCTCGCTACACTAAAGCTTTGGCTCGCGCTATGGCGTACACAAAACAAGTTAAAGCAGCTAACGTATTGAACAACGGTTTCAACACCAGCGGTCAATATAACGGCGGCGACGGTGTGCCACTATTCAGTGCATCTCACCCACTTGTTACTGGTGGCAACAACAGCAACGTACCATCAACTCCATCAGACTTGAATGAAACTTCATTGGAAAATGCAGTTATTCAAATCGCAGCATGGACTGACGAACGTGGTCTATTGATCGCTGCTAAACCACGTAAATTGATTGTTCCACCTTCATTGCAATTCGTTGCAACTCGTTTGTTGGAAACAGAATTACGTGTTGGTACTGCTGATAACGATGTTAACGCTATCAAGAATAATGGTTCAATCCCAGAAGGTTATGCAATTAACCACTTCTTGACCGATAACAACGCTTGGTTCTTAACCACAGACGTGCCTAACGGTATGAAGCACTTTGTTCGTACTCCATTAGCTACATCAATGGATGGAGATTTTGATACGGGCAATGTACGTTATAAAGCACGTGAACGTTACGTATTTGGCTGGTCAGATCCGCTCGGTATGTACGGTTCAGCAGGCGCTTAATAGGTTCCTGGTTATAAGAGGCCCTCTTCGGAGGGCTTT